TAATTCCGGCATCAATTCGGCCTATCATGCAGCCCTCCACTCCCTCTCCGTCCCACCATTCGCACGCCGGCCCGTCGGCTCCGCCAGCCCGTGCCGCTTCAGATCGCTGAGCCGCTTGTTCACCTCATGCGGCAGGAGCCCGCACCGCCTGGCGATCTCCGTCTGGCCTGCCGGCCCGGCGGCCAGGGCCTCGAGCACCAGCCGGCAATGCCCCACCAGCGGCGCCCGCTTGGCCGCCTCGTGCGACGTCGGCGGGTCGGAGGCCCTGGCGGCGGCCTTCCACAGGCCCAGCACCTCCTCCGGCTCGGGCGTCACCCAGTGCGGCCGCGTCATGACCGCCTCCCGTGCAGCTTGCCGTCCAGGTCCGCGTTGACGTCCCGCAGCGCTCGGATCACCTGCCACGCCACCTCCAGCGAACGCAGCAGCTGCGCCCGCTCGCGGGTCAGCTTGCCGAGCTCGGCCTCCAACCGGGCCACCTCGTCCTCGTCGTCACCGGTGCCGAACAGCCACTCCATCAGCCGCATGTCGCCACCTCCTTCTTGGCTTCGCGCAGAATCCGGTAGACCACCGCGCGGCTGACCGCCAGCCGGAACGCGATCGCCGGGACGTCCGCCCCCTCGCGGGCGAGCTTCCTGACCTTGTCGCGGTTGACCAGATTTCGCTTCATGTCGCACGTCCTTGTATTGGCCCCGTGTCGTGGGGCGTTCCGGCCGTCGCCCGCCAAAGGCTGGGCGTCGACGACTGCGGTAGATGGTTCGCTCTTACCGCTCACGAGCCCATTCCGCCGGATGTGGCAGCGGAGCCAGGGCGGGCCGTCGATGTCACTCGTAGCGGAGAACGGCGAACCAGCCGCGTGGCCCGCGGGCCACGCCCTTCTCCACGATCCGGTAGCGGCCGCGCATCGCGTCCGCGTAGAAGCAGCAGCTGCGGACCGCCGCGTCGGCCGAGCTCGAGGAGAACCCGATGCCCTCCCGCCGGCCCCCGGCCCGGCCACAGTGCCGCAGCACGCCAGTCCTCGCCATCTGCTCGGCCGCCTCTTGGGCGGACACGATCGTCGTCACCGTGACGATCTCGGCCGCGCGGGCCTGGGCGGCGGCGACCGCCAAAACCAAGGTCATGAAAACCATCCAACGCATAACAAACCCTCCTTGGGAACCACCCATCCGGCCCGCCGTCCACGACGGGCGCACAGTCAGTCGCTCGACTCCGGCGGCGGAGTCGGATCGTGCATTTTCTCTTTCTTCTCCTGCGGCAGCTGCCGCTCCAGTTCGAGAATCCGCTCGAAGTAGCTGGCTGCCCGCCGGTTGGCTGCCGCGAGCCGGAAATCCATGCCGCGCACCCACTCGGCCATATTGATCCGGTCGATGCGCCTGAGCTCGGCCACGATGTCGTCGGCGCTCTTGAACGTGTCGTCGATCGTTTTCATGCGGCACCTCAAAACGGGATGTCGTCGGAGCCGATGGCCGGGCTGGCCGCCCTGACCTTCGCCGCCGGCGTGCGGGCGGGCTTGGGCTCAGGCTTGATCGCCGCGGCCTCCTCCTCCAGCTGCTCGATCGGGAAGAAGTTCCAGACGTTCACCCACAACGTGCCGCCAGCGTCGACGCGGTGGACGATCTCGGCCCTGATGCGGCGGTCGACCAGATCGCCGGGGTCCATGGCCTTCCACGCCGCGTTCGTGATCGCCAGCGCCCGGCACATCTGCTTGAGCCGGATCTCGTCCTGCTTGCGGCCGGGGAGCATCTTCACGAACACCCAGCCGAACTGTTTGTTGTCGTGCGCCAGCCGGACCTCGAGGCCCGGCGAGTGCTGGATCACCTGCACGATCTTCAGTTCGTGCGTGCCCTCGGGCACCCGCTCACGCTCAGGCCGTGCCGCCGTCGTCTCGTCATCGTCCAGGTTGATGTCCCAGTCCACTGTCTGCTCCTCCTTGGGGATTCGTTTCCGTTTCATCGAAGTCCACGAGTCATGCCACGCCATTGGCCGCCACCTCCGGCTCGATCTGCTGGTGGCGGATGGCGATCTGCGTGTCGAGCCGCTGCCGCTGCGTGGTCGAAAGCTCGCCGGTCGACACGGCCGCGTCGGCCTCGTCTCCGATCGTGCCGAGCTGCTCGACGGTGGTGGCCGTGTTGACGCGTTCCAGCCAGCCGCGCCGGGCCGCCGGGGCCTGCCCCTGTGCCGCAGGAGAAACGGCTTTTGCAGGCTGCGGCGCCGCAGCCACAGGGGCAGGAGCTCCGTCGTCAAAGATTGGGCTCAGATGCTCAATCTGCATTGGCATTTCGGCCGGAAGGCCGAAACGGTTTTTCGCGTCGTAGGCCGCAGAGTGCTCCGCGTGCATCACGCGATCTTTCCCGCCCGTGGCCTTGAGCCGGCCATCACCGCCTTCAACCAACTTGGTCTTGTAGCTACAGAAAAGCAGAAGGTCGCACCACTCGCGCAACAGCGGCGACACTTGCTTGGTGAGCTTGAGCTCGTAGCGGTCGAAGCCGTCCGTCTGATCAGGTGGGGACGTCCTCTTTACCGTCGAGTGAGCCACGAACACGACGTTGATGCCCTGCCCGATCAGAACGTCGCATGACGCAAGAAAGCGAGTCCAGTGCTCGGCTACCATCGTGTAGCCCTTGCCGAACCCGAAGTCCTCGATTGACTTCTTGCCGCTGCTGTTCTTGAGCAACCACTCGACAAGCAGTTTTTCGGCCCAGTCCGCAGAATCGACGACGACCGTGTTGAAACCGTTGGCGTCGACCGCAAGCTCTTTGAGAGCCAGAGTCAGCGTCTGCCAGTCGTTGATCGCAACGCGTGCTACGTCAAGCTGGTTGGTTCCGTCCTCGGTGTCGAGAATGAGCGGATTCGGGAACTCCGCGGCCAAGGTCGACTTCCCGACGCCCTCTTCGCCGTAGATTACGGCCCGCTTTGCCGACTGCCTTCGGCCGCGCGTGATATTCAGCACTCCTGCCATGTCATCCCCTCTCCTGTGTGAGGCCCGCCCGGCCTCCTATGCCGGGCGGGCTGACTTCCATGCCATGCCGGCTCCGCCGGCTCCTACCACTCGCCGTCTCCGACAGCGCGCGGCTCCTGCTCGATCTGCGTGACGTCGCCGGCGTCCACCGCCAGCCAGCCACCATCCACCTCTATGTGGAGGCGACGGCCGTCCACGTCGAGGATGCGTCCGGTCCATGCCTTGCCGCAGGTCAGCCCGTGGACGATCTGGTCGGGGGCAAACACCGGCAGCGGGCCGGGCGTCTGCTCGCACAGGGCAGAAGCCGCGGCGAGGTATTCGGGAAGGTGCGGGTCCATTGTGATACATCTCCTATTCGCAGCAGCCGGCGGCAAACAGTCGCACCACCAGCACAAGGAACTCAATCCAAAACTCGACGTTCATGAGAAGTCCTCCATGACTTCGGGAAGGGAACGTATACGACGAATCTCATATTCGTCAACAGGAGTTTTTTCGGCCGCCGAATCAGGAGTCTTTAGGCGATTTTCCGGCGGCTCCCCGGCCGACGTCCGCCGAGCTTGCCGGCCCTCCGCAGCTGGGTCCGCTCCCGGGCGAGTCGCTCGATCTCGTCCAGGTCGAAAAGAAGGGACTTCGCCGACACGCGTTGCGACCAGACCTGGCCGCGCTGTGCCATCAGCCACATGTTCTGCGGCGAGCAGCCGTAGGCCTTGGCGGCTTCTGTAGTGCCGCCCAGCCGCTTGTTCACAGGTAGTCGCACCGACATTGCCATGGCCTCCGGTTGTACCGCTGGCAGTTGATCCGTCCACTGCCATTTGCCTCGGCCACCCCGACGCGCGTAGCGTTGGTTAGGCGGACTACACCCCGCTGGGCTCGAACCAGCAACCTTCGGTTCCGTAGACCGATGCCCTACTGGAGCCGTGGACCCCACCTACTGGAACCGTAGGCGGATCTACTGGAACCGTAGGAACCAACCGTGCCGAATGTCGGCCTTTCGGGTTTTGCGGGGTGTTTGACAGCTCGCCGCTCGTCAGGAGGATGAGCCCACCAATCCGCCCCACGAGGGGGCGTGGAGGGTGCCGGAGGGGCCGCAGGAGCGGCCTTGCCGGCCAGCGAGACGAGCACATGTATTGCCGAACGGGGCCGCAGACGCTGGGGGCGTATGCGGCAAACTACAACCTACTGCGGGACGTGCGGCCGGAGACTGTCCGCCAATACCAGATCACCGCCCGGCTGTTCGAGGCGTGGGCCGGGCATCCGGTGCAGCTGGTCGAGCTCGACGAGCAGAGCGTATCGGCCTGGCTGCGTGACTATGCCGCCTCCGGGGTCGTGCCCGAAACCGTCCGCTCCAAGAAGGTAGGCCTGCTGGCTCTCTGGCGGGCCGCAGCCGACGAGGGCCTTTGCGAACCGCCTACGCGCCGCATACGCTCCGTCCGCGTGCCATACAAGGCCCCGACGTGCTGGACGTGGGAGGAGGTCTCCGCCCTCCTGACGGCCTGCCAGGGCCTCCAGCGGTGGCATAAGACCGGCCTCCGCCGGTCGGCCTGGTTTGATTTGGCGATCCGCATGGCATGGGACACGGGCCTCCGCCAGGGCGATCAGTGGCGGCTGCCGGTGGCCGACATCCGGCCCGACGGCGCCGTGGCCCTGGTCCAGTCGAAGACGGGCCGGCCGGTGGTCTGCCAGCTGTCACCGTCGACCGTCGAGGCCCTGCGGGCGTCCCTCGAGCTCGCCCCCCGGCAGCTGGTCACGCCATGGCTCTCCAGCCACGAGACGTTTGACGACCAGTTCAAGAGGCTCGTGGCAAAGTCAGGAATCCGTCCGGGAACCTGGAAGTGGCTTCGCCGGGCCTCGGCCACCGACGTGGAGCTTCAGCGGCCCGGCTCGGCCACGGCCCACCTGGGCCATGTGCCGGGGTCCAGGATCGCCGAGCGGAGCTACATCGACCCGGCCCAGTTCACCCGCACAGCGACCACGCCCCGCGAGCTCGTCGTCGCCGCGTTTCAAAATAGGGGGGGGGGGGGGGCAGGCTAAAGGTGGGCAGGGCAGGGTAGCGTAACGCCCAGCGCCACCCGCACCGCCATCCGCAGCTGCTCGAGCGACCCGTCGTTGGCGATCCGCCGATCACAGTCCTCCGGCACGATCGCCCGGTCGGAAACGTGCCCGCCGCAGACCACGCCGGGCCGGTCCACCCACCAGACCTGGCCGCCCAGGTCGTGCACCATGGCAAGCTCGTTCGGGAAACGGACGTCGCAGATGGCGACCACGGCCGCCCCGGCCCGGCCGGCGTCCTCGATCCGCTGGCGAGCCCGCACGAGCCAGATGTCGGCCCGGACAAGCTCGCGGCCCCACTCGGTGCCGAGCGTCCGCAGGAGATCCCGCGGGCTCCTGCCGATGCCCGGCAGCGGGAGCTCCTTCGTGGCCCTGGCCCGCAGCTGCTCCTCCGTCACGCCCAGCATGGCGGCCAGCCCGGCGTAGAGCGGGTCGGCGAATCCGATCACGAGTCCGCCGGTGGCCTCGGCTGCCGCGTTCTTGCCGGAGCCGGCCCAGCCGGCGAAACCGATCACCCGTGTCGTCGCCCGCGGCCGGCGGGCCTGCTCGAGCTCCTGGACGAGGGCCTCGCGCTCCCAGAGCAGTCGTCGAACGTCGGCAGCCAGGCTCCCCGTTGAGCCGGTCCACTGGGCCATGTAGCGGTTCGCCCGGTGGCGGGCCTCGTCGATGTACTCGTCGGGCAGCCGCGTGGTCATTTGGTCCCCCGGAGGTCGCGGTCGCAGAAGATCCGATAGGACTTCGTCATCTCGTTACGCTCGTGGTCGATCACGATGGCGGCCTGGCAGGGATGCTCGCCGCCCTCGGCCTTAATCCGCACGCTGTAGGCCGACGGGCCGATTACGCTGCCGTTGCTGACGTAGTTCCGGCCCACGCTGAACTGGTGCCAGTGCCCCAGGCACGTCAGGTCTGCCCGCCTGGTCGTGTCCCACGCGGCGATCGCCTTTTTCAAGGGCACATGTATGCCCCCGATCCCGCCCTGGAACCGCACGGCATGGCCATGGCAGAACCGCACGACGAACCCGTCCAGGTCCAGGTAGTTCAGGTGCCCCTCGCCAACGTGCCACGCGACGTTCTTCCGCCGCTCGGCTGCCCGCATGGTCAGGTAAAGGTGATGCTCGTAGCTCGTGTCGGCCTCGTTCGTCCGCAGCTTCTCGGTGGTCCGGCCGTGGTTGCCGCACGAGGTGGCGACGATCACCGACTTGGTCCGATCCGCCACAGTGTCGATGAACGCCCGCAGCCGCTCGCCGATCCACCGGATCGCCGCCAGCGGGTGGAGCGAGTTCTCCTCCGCCAGTTCCGGGTGGATCATCCCGGAGATCATGTCCCCGCCGAGCCAGATCACGACGCGGTCGATCCTGGCCAGCCGCCGCTCGTGCTCGAGCATCGCCAGGAATCGCTCCTGAAGCTCTGCCAGCCGCCGCTCGCAGACGTCCAGGTCGAAGCTGTTCGTGTCGTTTACGGTCTCCGGCCGGACGGTCTCCTCGCAGTGGACGTCAGAGACGAGCAGGAGCATGGTTGCGGCGTGGAGCTTGCCGGCGGCTTTGCCGGCGGGTTGCAGCTTGGCCGGCTTCAGCCCCTGCAGCGACACGAGCGCGTCGGCCCGCTCCCTCTCGCGGTCAATCTGGGCCAGGGCGGCCTTGTACCTGTTCCGGTACGAAGCGAGCTCCGCCCGCACGCGGGCGAGCTCGGCATCGGCCACCAGCCGCTCGGCCGTCGTGACGGCGTCGGCGACAGACTCTTTCAGGCTTTTTTGAGCCATGCGACCACCCCCTGTTCGCCAATGCCGGATATGCCCTTGGCCTGGAGGTGAGCCACGACGGCGCGGGCCACGGGCCGCATGTGCGGGCCAAGCTCGCCCGCCCGCCACGCCGCCAGCAGCTGCTCGAGCTCGTCGCGGTGGATCGCGTCAACCCGTTCCCACCACGGCCGGAACCCGGCCTTGCGGACCTCGATCGTCGACCGGACCGCCTCGAGCAGGCTACCGCTTGCGGCTGGCTCTTGGCTTGGCTTCCTTGCCACGCTGTTTCTCCGGGGGCTGCTTCGCGGACCGTTTCAGGTAGACCCAGCCATCCTCGTCTGGCACGCCCATCACGGGGACGTCATCGTCGTCCGATACGTCCGGGCTCAAAATCACCTGCGGCCGTTTCGCGGGCTTCTTGGCCATGGTTAGCCCCTTTTGTCTACTGGTCAACAGCGCCTTCCGGCGGCACAAACACGTCCGCCACCGGGTCGTAGCGGAACCCGATACCAGCATAGGTGCCCCTGTACGGCACGCCGCCCGTCAGATGGACGCCGTCACGCGTGTTGTAGCTCGTGCGTTTGCACGGCAGGCCGCGCACTTCGGCGTAGTTCGACTCCCAATCGACGCCGTCCCCTTCGTCGCGTCCAACGATCACCTCGACAACGACGCCGTCCTTGAGAAACGCATAGTGTGCCATGCTCAGCTCCACGTCACTGTGCCGGTGCCGGCGGTGATGGTCGTGATTTTGTCGTTCCCGCTCGTAGTCGTTGACGCCGTCAGCCCCGCCGACGCGGTGAGCGTCAGCCCCGCCGCGTAGCGGAGGATGACAACGCCCGATCCGCCGCTGCCGAACGCGCCGCCACCACCCCCGGTGTTTGCGGCTCCGGCGGTCGTTGACTGGTTGGCACTCGATCGGTTGTCGCCGACGCCGCCACCACCAGTCGCCGTTCCCGCCGTGCCTGAGTTGAAGTTCGCGCCGGAACCGCCGCCGCAGTAGGTGACGCTGCTGCCAGTGATGTCGTTGCTTACGCCAGCGCCGCAGTTTCCCGTCACGCTCGAAGTCGCCGCACCGCCAGCGCCTCCAGCACCGCCGCCGCCGCCGGTGCCGAACGACCCGCCGTTTACTGACGCCCCGGCGGCGCTGCCGGAGCCGCCAACGCCGAACGCCGCCGAGAGTGACGCACCAGCCAATAGGCCACCAAACGGAGAGCCAGCACTCGCGCCAGACCCCGAGGCTGAGTTGCCGCCGCCGGGGCCACCACCAGCGGCGACAATTGCAAAAAACTGCGACCGGCTTCCAGCCGTACCCGGCCGCAGGTCGCTCGTGGAGTTTGAGTAGGTGGCCGTCGCTCCACCAGCGCCAATCGTCACGCTGTAGTCAGTGCGGAGGTCGATCGTCAACGTGCCAGCGAGATAGCCTCCCGCTCCTCCCGCTCCACCGCGCGAGCCAGCACCGCCACCGCCGCCGCCACCGGCCACGAGATACCGCACGCTGCGGCTGATTCCAGCGCGCAGCCGAGAGGCACTCACCAGAGATGCGGAGGCATTGCGGAGCGTCACGTTATCTCCACGCCGAAGGCGCTGAACGCCAGCGCGTTAGCCGTGCCGCTGCGAACGGTCAAAACGTCCGTGGCCGCCAGCGCGATTCCTAGCGTGAGCGTGATTGAATCGTTGCCGCCGAGCGACACGTCGTAGGCGATCCAGTGCTGGTTCTCCACCGTCGCACCAGCCGGGCGACACGCAATGCGAAACGTGGCCGCAGTGGACGTGAGGTTCGCCACGCAGATCGTCGAAACGATCGCCTGCGTCGCCGACGCCACGGTGTAGAGGTTTGCGTTGCTTGTGTCTGCGGGGCTGGCCTGCCCGAGAACTTTGTGCGCCTGCGCCATCACATGCCTCCGAGCAAAAACGGATGGAATATCGTGTTTGTGTCAACGCTCGATCCGCCACCGCCGCCGGCCGGGCCTGTCTCGACGTAGGCCGGCGACTCCCACCGCCATATGCGAGACGTGCTGGAGTCGACATACAGCGTGTTGGCCGCGCCGGTCGCGGGAAACGCCGAGACCGTTTCGTAGACATAGACCGACGACGTGCCGATCTCGACCATGCCCGACGAGCCCTTGATGTAGAGCTTGCCCGCAGACGAATTCCATGCCGGCTCGCTTGCGGCGAAGTCTGCCGCCTGCGGCGTGGTCGTCCCGGTACGGATCGTGATCTTGTTCTGACGCGGCATCAGTAGGTTCCGCCGGTGATGTCGCTGTTCGGGTCGAGGTAGTCGGTGCCGGCCGTCGCGGCTGCGTAGCTCGTGCCGTTGCCCTTGAGCAAGCCCGTCACGGCAGCGGTGAGACCGAGCCCGCCGTAGCCGACCGCCACGGCAGTGCCTTGCCATGTTCCGCTGGAGATCGTCCCGACGCTCGTCAGGCTGGACGCCGTGACGCCGCTGCCAAGAGCCGAGGACGAAAGGACGGCGGTGCCGTTGATGTAGTAGCTCTTGCCGCTGGCGAGATTTAAGTGCTCGCTGCTCGTCCACGCATCGATCGAGTCGGTCCACATCAGGCTCTTGTCGGACGAGCCCTTCAACACGATACCGCCGCCGTCGGCGGTCGCGTCAGACGGCTCCGCCGTGTCGCCGAGGATCACTGTCTTGTCTTCGATGACAAGGTTCTGGCTATTCAGGTTCGTCGTCGTGCCGTTGACCGTCAGGTTGCCGGTCACCGTCAGATTCGAGGAGATCGTGCCGCCGGTCAGAGGCAGATAGTTTGCAAGCTGGCTCGACACGTCCACGGCGGCAACGGCGCTCGTGACGTAGCTCTTGGTGGCGAACACGCCGTCGCCGCCAATGGCGATCACGCTCGTGGCGTTGCCGCCCTGGCCCAGGCCCTTGCCGTAGTAGAGGACGTTCTCGACTTCGTTGAACGCGCACTCCGCGTTGAGAAGCGTTGCAGGCGCTCCAGCATTGCCCGAGACCCGTCTCTTCAGCCTGATAGTATTCGCCACGGTCTATGCTCCTAAAAGTTCGCGCCGTCGATCACAAGGTTTGATTCAGGAAAGTCCCGCCACTTGCCGTCCGCGTACCGCAGCAGGTCGCCCGGCTGCGCCGAGTCGATCTGCACGTCGGTCAGTGCCGCGAGTGTGTTCGATCCGGGCGGGCCGACCGGGCCTTGCGGCCCCACGCCACCGGCCACGCTTGCCGCCACGCTGGCGGCCGCCGGCACGGTCGCGGAGATCGAGCCGCCGGCGGCGGAGACGGTCGCCGAGATCGGCTGCGTGGTCACGCTTGCGGAGATGCTCACGGCAGCACCTCGCAAAAGCCTTGGTAGATTCGGCGGGCCACCGGCCCCCACTCGACGCGGATTTCGTATGTGCCGGCCGCGAGGCTCGCCGTCTGCGAGGCCGTCAGCGACAGGTTGATTTGGCCGACCGACAGATTGACGCTGGCGACGGTCACCGCCTGAACGAGCGCGCCGGTGATCGTGGAGTACAGGCCGCTCGTGAACGTGTAACCGACAAGGGAGGCCGGGTCGGAGAAGTCGACGAGCAGCGACCAGTCCGCGCCTCGCGTGAACGAGACGTTGAGGACGCCGGGGGTCTGCGGGGCGTTCGCCATTGTGTCACCTCGTCATCTCTGCGACCTGCTCGATCACCTGCACCGCCTCCGGGCTCGTGAGCCAACGCAACGCCTGCATCAGCGCGACGCAGGTAGCCAGCCATGCGGCGAGGGAGACGGCGGCGGTTGTCAGGAGGTCGTTCATGTGATGTGCCACTTGGAGATCAGGAAGTTCTCCACAGATGCGCGGTCGGTGTCGGAGAGTGCGGAGTCGTAGATGATGATTTCGGCGATGTCGCCGTTGACGTGCCCCGCCCCTCCGTTGCCACGGCCGAGCGACATATCGTATGTGGAGTCGGAACTGCTGCCGTTGTTTGTGTAGATGTTGTCGCCGGCAATTGGCGACCCGCCGTTCTTCCGCATCTTAGTCCTATCCACCGCCGTGCCGTTGGTGATGTCGGTGATAACGGTCGTTAGCGAAAATCCGCCGGGCGTGAAGGCGTTGTTGTGCGTTCCCCAAGCAGAACGACTGCCGCCATTGGTTACAAACGCATATACAGCGTCACTTGTTGCCTGCCACGACAGGTTGTAGCCGCGCAACAACGTGTCGCCGCCGTTTGTGTCAATGACCACGTTCTCGATGCCATCGGCTTGATCGGTCACTTTCACAACGACGAACACCGTAGCCTGCGCACTATGCAAAAACGTGAATGCAGCCGCGCTGGACGGCACGGTCATGAAATCAGACGTACCATCGAACCGCAGCACATCCCTTCCGCCCTGCACGCTCGCCTTCCGCAACGGCCTGCTGCCGCTAGTGCCTTGCGTGGCGTGCCGATTGTTACCCGACTTGTCCTCCCATCTCGCCACAGCACCATCCGCCGCGACGAGCGAACCGCCGCTAGTGGCGTCGTACATAGACCCGGCGTCTCCTGCGTCAAGCCAAAGTTGCAAGCCAGCGATTGACGTGACTGGCCCCCACGTACTCAACGCCGCCCGCTCCCACTGTGAGTTTCCGACGGCGACATAGAAGTAGTTGGCGTCATACGCGATCTGCCCCGCCGTGCCGCTCGCCGTCGCGGACGCTGGCACGCTCGACCACGAGAGGCCAGAGCCGCCGCCGCCGCTCGACACGAACTCCCAGACGCTGCCGGTCCATTTGTATGTGCGGCCGTTCTGCGTGCTGGTCTGGTTGACTGACGGTGAGGATGGGAATGAGAGTGGCATGAGTTGACCTCGTTAGATGACCGGCCCGACTTCCGCGTAGACGCTGCCGGTCCAGCGGTAGAGCCGTCCCGTGTCGGTCGTGCAGTACAAGAGCGCGGCGTTGCCCGTGGCCGGCAGATCGGCCGTGGTCGCGTAGTCGTAGGACACGCTCGCGGCACCGCCGCCACCCCCGGTAGCCGCCAGCACGCCGTCGGTGATCGTCAGGCCCGAACCCACGATCACGGCTCCGAGAGCCTTCGTCGTGGCGACAGGCGGCGTTCCGCCGATGTCCGAATAGGTCAGCGTGATCGTGCCTGTGCGACCAGCCACGCTCTGGACAGGTGCCGCTGCTGCGGCACGCTGCGTGGTGTGGTACAGGTTGGTGCTGCCTTCCGTGACGCTGTCCGTGCTACCCGGCGACGGCGAGATCTCGACGTAGGCCGAGCCGCTCCAGCGGTAGGTCTTGTTCGTGTCGCGGGCAACGAAAATCTTTCCGACTTCGCCGGTGGCGGGGAACCCGGCCAGGTTGGCGTATTCGAGGACGTCATCGACAAAGCTCGGCAGCTGGGCCGACGGCACCTGGCCGTTGACCAGCGTGGCGTATGTGCCAGACGTCTGCTTGCCGTCGAGCGCATCTTGCAGGCCCGTGATCGTGCTGATCGCCTGATTGTGGGCTGCCGGCGTGAACGTGCTCGGAATCCCGGCCAGGCTGCTGTACGCGATCGTCGGCACGACGTGAACGTGGTCCGCTCGAGCAGCTGCCAGGGCGGTGCCTGCCGAGGCCATGCCCAGCGGCTGCGGCGTCTCGTCGGACAGGTTGACACTGCCGGCCGGGCCTTGGATGCCCTGCGGGCCTTGCGCGCCGGTATCGCCCTTGGGGAGCGTCAGGTTCAACGTCTGGTTGGGAGCCGTTCCGGTGATCGTGGCCGCCGCGTTGTCGCCCTTGGAGACGGTGCCGATCGACAGGCTGTTGGCGGGGCCAGTCGCGCCCGTGCTCCCGGTGTCGCCCTTGGCCCCCTGCGGGCCGGCCGACCCCTGCGGGAGAACGAGGTTCAACGTCTGATTAGGAGCGTTGCCGGTGATCGTGGCCGAAGCAGTCTCGCCGGAGGCGACGGTGCCGATAGCCAGCGACGTGGACGCCCCGGCGGGGCCGGTCGCGCCCTGGCCGCCGGGCGTGCCGGCGGGCGACACGGTGACGCCGATCTGGTCGCCGCTCTTGGCGGTGACGTTCACGCCGCTCTGGCCGTTGACCGTTACCGTAATGCTCACGGCAGCCTCGCTGTGAAGGTGCCAGACAGCACGGTCAGCGTCACGCTGCCCGGCGCGACCCACTTCAGGAACCAGCGGTAGCCGGTGGCCGGACTCAGGGCCGACGTCTGCGTCTCGGTCAGGCCGATGCTGATCTGCCCGGCCGAAAGGTTGACCGCAGAAACCGTCGGCGTGGCGGCCGTCGCCCCGACCGTGTAGCTCCCGGAGCCCAGGCCGCCGTCCGAGTTGCCGAACTGCGGAATGAAAACCTTGGCCTCGAACGTGTAGCCGGTCAGGTTGAGCGGCACCGTCGTATTGCCGCTGGGCGTCGTGAACGTCAGCCCGACGTTGAGCTCGTCGCCGGGGATCATGGCGATCGACAGGTCGGCCGGTGTCTGGTCGAAGGCTGGCACGGTCGGCCCTCCTGGCGGGTTCTAGGCCTCCGATTGTTCTGCCGGGCGTTGATCGTGGAAGTCTGCGCCCGGGGCGGCATCCACCCGGCCCCACTTGCCCGCCGGGCATTCCTGATCCGCCCAACTCAATTTGCTGACGTACCCTGCCACCCTGCTAACCGGGCATCCGCAGAGGTTGCAGGCGTCGTTCTGGAAGTGCTCGCACGTCAGGCAGATGCCGCCGCCGGCAAATTCCTCGTCGTCGTCGAGGTCAGGCGGCAGGATCACCGCCTTCGGCTTTGGCTTTGCGCGTCCCATGCCACCTAGCGCGGCAGGGCTGTCAAGCGGATGGAGCCCGGCCCGTCTTTCAACCCTGCGTTCGTGAACTGGCTGGCCTGCAAGGAATTAGCGATAGCGGCAACGTCGTCTGCGCCTACCGGGCTTGGCAGCACGGCGTTCAGTATGCCGTTGGCAGCACGCTCAATCACAGACGACACGGCTGCTCCAAAATTGTCGAGCGTTGCCTTTCGTTTGTCGCATCCGCAGTCCTTGCCGATGACTTTCTTGACGCGGCGTGGGGTTATGCCGACGAACGACAGCGCCTTTGCCGCCGACGTGCCGATTGCAATTGGGGGAATAGATATGCGTTTTGTAGCGTGATCAGTAGCGATCTGCTGTGCCATTTCCGTAATAGTACGGCAGACTCGATAAGTCGGCAGTCTTTTAGCAAGATACCCGCAGCGATAGCATTTAAACGTGTGGGCGTCAAACTCGCACATCAAGGCTGCATTTGAACTATTGACCATGTTTGTGAAAGCCCTTGAGTGTTGATTGTTATTGTTCCAAACCGATAGGGACGCGGAAGCCAGTAAGGGTTTGTGGAGGGCAGAAACACTGGCGTTACATTGCTGTCTATTGTGATTTCAAGCAAACCAGTTTCTGATTTTGTGGCAATAATCCACGCAGCCGACGACTGGACTGACCAGTCACACTCAGGCTGCTCAGCCGGAACAATCTGCGCCACAATCGGGCACGTCGGAGAAGAAAAAATACGGCCTGCTGTGTTGTTTGGCAAAGGGAAGTCGGGCACGAAGCTGCTTCCAGCAAGCCAAATTACATTAAAAGGACACTCAACGCCGTCGTAGCCTGCCTGCGTAATGTATGCGGTGGCGCCACGGCCTGCCTGGCCGTTGGTCTCCAAGACAATTGTGCGCGGAAATTTACTGCTGTGCTGCGGCACTGTTATGTTTTGCGTCCTTTCAGGGCAGCAGTACGTCAGAGAGACGTTTCCGCCATCTTTTCCAATTGTCGTGCTCTGCGGCGTGACTGTTGTTGAGTACGGGCTGCTTTGACCACCAAATTCCACAGAACCAGGAAACACGATAAGTCCTACGTGTGCGAATGATCCGCCTGCACCTCCAAGGCTCACTGCCGTAGCCCCCCCCACAACAGGAAAAGGTGCGCGAAACAGCCCATAGAAGACGTTGATGTTTCCAAGCCAATAGCCAGACGTATCCCAAGAGCTGCACCACAGCTCTCTTCTCCTGACTAAGCACATGTACGACGAAGTATGTTGCGGCACATCAATTGGAACAACAGGAAACGACAGGCAATAAACCTGTTGATTGCAATTAGTGTCAAACAGCACCGCTCCTCCAGCGGAAAGGGTCATTACGTAATTACCGGCGACGATTTTCCCTGCAAGGATACCGGCATTGTCGCCGCTGGGGCGTCGACCTAGAAGCATGTCTTCGTCGAGCGTTACGGTCGCCTCAAGCGGGTGACATGCTCCATTCTGATCCACGCCCGAAAACACGCATCGACTGTTGTTTACCCAATTAGAGGAACTGGACCCACCGAGCGTGTATGTTTCATTGCCCCAATCTAGGTACGGAATGGTCAGCGATGTCCTGCATGGCCCATTCTCAATTGCCCACAATAAATCGCCGCAGTAAAAATATCTTGCCGGTGCTCCTCGCTGTCGCGTTAGTGGCACGCCGTCCCCTTGGCCCTGTCGGTTTATGTAATACCCGCCGCCTTGGTTGTAGCCGACGGCGGAAGTGGAGTTAATGCACGATGTGTGCTCGCCTGTATAGCTGCACGAATTGGGCGAGAGACGCATTGATATGACTGGCGGTGCCTCCTGTCCATAGCATCGGTTAGTGCGGGTGATAGGTCCTTTCTCATCAGATGACGATATTGTCGCTGGCCAAGCGGCAGTCTGAACCACAACAGTGCTTTCAACAACGCCCCCGTACGTAGCGCCGACCCAAGGCATGTTTTGCATAAACACGCTAGAGGTACACAGCGAGTATCCGCAGAACGCGGACGGCTCCGACACCTGCATCGTCCAAGAGCTATCTGTCGGGCTAATAAATTGCCCGCTGTTGTACGGCACAGTTTCTTCGCCGTTTAGCCAATCAGCAATACGTTCAGTGTCGTAAATCCAGTCGTTGAATTGAAAATCATTAAGAAAAGACGGATCACGCGGACGCATGATCCAGCCCCGGCTGATCACATTGCTTGCTGGCGACTGAAACGACAAATACTGCGCGTTAGTGGCCTGCACTGCGTACTCCGTGTGGTTCAACTGCGCGCCGGTGGGGTCTATCTGCACTCCTGGAAGTTGAACACCGATGGCAGAGAAACCGTCATCTAGGTTTGCATTGTCGCTGTAGACAACTGCTGTTTGTGCAGTTGCGAGATCACCTCCAAACTCTGGCGGCGTGCGAGTAAACGGCGAGTCGATGTACGGAGGCGGATTGTTTAAGAACGCAGGAAACCCCCCTGCGGGGAGCGCCTCTGGCACGTTTACTTGCCGCACCAAGACTTGAAGGGTTGAGTACCGATGCTTTGTTCCGCGTGTGTGCTTAATGACGTATTTAAGCGGGAAATAGGTAAAACGCGGAAGAAACCGAAACGCGCTAACGTTGGGCGTGAATAACGCCGTGACAGCCCAGTTGCCATATTGAGCGTCGCCGTTCATCGACACCGACACTGAAAGCATGCTTCGGAGTGTGTTTTCTGTGACGGCGGAGCCGTCAAGCCACTGAGACACTGCGCCTGCGTCGCAGCTATGCACCGACACGCTAACCGGCGAAGACGTGCTGAAAGTGGTGCTGCCGGCAGAATACTGCGTGGCTATAGTCGTGGAGTTGCTGACGATGTCAACATACGTCGGCTCTACGGCGACTGGTGGCGAAAGCGGCATCGTCACTCCGCGCAATGTCACTGCCCAGTTAACGGCCTCGCCAAGGTCGGCTGCGCCAGCCGTGTATCGCACGCTATAAGAAGCCGTGCGAGTCTCGCCATCGCTCATCGCCGACGCACCGTCAGCGATATTAAGGACAGAAGTAAGAACAAGCCTAGTTGCCACCTGTTTAGCGCCGACATCTTCAGGCCGCGACACGGCGCGGGAGTATCCGTGCATCGGCGTGTCCACGGTTTCGCCGGCGCTGTACGAAGTGCGAGGCGACGATGTGTCAACGTTCACATATCGAACGCAACGGTTAAACTCAAACACATCGTCGCATGTCGATCCACAACAAGGGTTGCACGGTGCGCCGAGCATGACCCCAAGCGGATACAACCCTGCCGCAAATGCAAACACAGCCCAGATGACAAGCGACAGCGGCTCGGCAGAGTCAATCATCTCAGCACTCCGCAGCGATCAGAATCCACTCGCCGGCCGCATAGGCGATACAGCAAGCCTTCGTGCCGGTGCCTGTCAGGCTGGCGAAGTAGTTCTTCGCCTCGTATGTCACCGCCGTCAGCGTCGCGTCGGTGACCGTCTTGGTGCTGCCCTTGGCCCAGGCCCCGGTGAATGTCCCGCGGACCAGGGCGTCGTCGCCAGGAGCTCGCTGCCCGGCGGCGGCCGAGATCGAGCGGTCGCCGCGCTCGGCGGCCACCACCACGCGGGCGATCCGCTCCGCGGCCTCCGGCGTGAAGGCCACCTTCCGCCCGGATTGTCGCGGCGGCTTGCCCATCAGGATGGCGTCCCGAAGACGGAAAAGCTGGTCTCACGATAGAGCCGGAACGTGAGCGCGTCGGGCTTCTGGCCGGGCGTCTTCGCCACGCCGCCCGTGAGGGCCACCGGGGCCTTCACCGGCTTCTTGTCAGCCCCCAGCACCGCGGCCCGCTGCGTGCCGCTCGACGTGGGGTTCCCCTGGCTGTCGACCAGCTGATTGAATCCGCAGTCCCAAGGCTTGTAGTCCCACGTCTCCTGGCGGTACTGAAACTCCCAGACCGTTTCCCAGTAAGGCTTCGTCGTGTCGGCCGAGCTCGAGGTGGCTTCCTTCTTGTTGGCCGACCGGAACGCGACCTTCCACGTCCGGGCCGGCGAGGAGTTCCAAGATCCGTTGTTCACTGTGTTGCTCTGGGACTGGGCGATCGCCGACCACGCCAGATCCGCGTAGCACTTGGTGAGCGTCAGGGAGAAGTCGGACGCTTCACGCTCGGCACCCTCCAGCGGATCGCCGGCGGAGTTGGCGATCTTCACGCCGTCCTTGTCCTCGAACACCGGGACCGTCACCGTCGAGCCGCTGGCCGACCACGCGTCGGTCGGCATATCGGTAGCCGGGTTTGGCGTGTTCGTGACGGGCGGAATGTAATACCGCACCGTCACGCTCCACATCATCCCGTCGCCGCTCTCCTCGGTGCAGTCGAATTCCATCGCCTTGTGGCTGGCAAAATCCGGGTAGGGGGAGCCGAAGGCGATACCGGGAGCCCGCGAGATCAGCGGCCGCGGCGTGAACGGGGAATCGACGCGGACGAGCCATTTCCGCGTGAACGTGAACGACTCGCCATACTTGCCGCTGACGCCGGTGCCGCGGGCGGTTTCGAGACATGCGACGACTGCCATAGTTACGCCCCCAACGTCGCAAGTTCAAAATCGTCCCCTTCGGAGACCGCGTCGCGGATCTCCTCGAGCACGCCCAGCTGCTGCTCTTGGACGTCGCCCGACTGGCCACGCATCAGGCGGAACATTTCGGAGAGGCCTTCCTTCGATCGGCTGTCGGTCCCCTTCAGGGCCTCGGCCGATGCGCCGGTGAACACGGGCTCGGGCGGCGCCACGGGCTCTTTCACAGCCGCTGCCTCGGCCACGCTCGCGGCCCTGGCGTCCTCGCGTGCCTTGGCCATCCCGTCGGCCAGGATCGTCGACAGCGGGCCGGCACCTTGGAACGCCCCCACGCCAGTCGTTTCGCCCGTGACGACGTTCCCGGCCGCGGTCAGGGCCTTGCCGGCGGCCGCGTCGGCCCCGGCCGAGAGCTCGTTGGCGGACCGCTCCATGGAAGCCCCGAACTCCTGCCAGCCGCTGCCGGCGACTGCGTCTGGCAGGGCGTCGAGGATGGCGGCCCCGTTGGCGATCGTCCTGGCAATCAGTGCGGCCACGCCCTTGAACACGGCCTCGCCGG